GATTACGGCGCGCTTGCCGACGCGGTGCGCACCGAGCTGGGCGTGGAACTCGACGCGATTCTCGAGGTCTGGCGCCGGCACGGACTCGACATCGCCAACCCATTGACGCAGACCACCACCAGCATCACCGCCGGCGACATCGACCTCGAGATCACCGGAGACCCGGACGTGAGCGTCACGGTGACGCGGCAGCCCTGACATGGCGCTCGATCCGCTCTCGATTGCCCACCTGGGCTTCGCCTACAAGCCGCTGGTGGCCGCCATGCTCGGCCTGTGGGACGAGATCGTCGAAGCGATCGCGGAAATGCAGCGCGGCGGCGGCCACGTCGTCATCGGCCCATCCGTCCCGCACGCCACCCCGCACCGCCATGACAGCCGCAAGCGCCGCTTCCCCGCGCGCGAGGAAGCGCGCCGCACCGCGCGGCGCATGGCCGACGAGGAAATCCTTCTCGCCGTCCTGTAGTTGCAGATTGTCTCAAATCCGCGAGAAATGAGACGGCGCAATCGCCATCCTTCGTCCATTCATCGACGAGGGACACGCGATGCAGCAACCCGCGAAGTGGTACGAGATCAAGGCGAAAGCGAGCGCGCAGGACGACAAGCGCGCCGCTGAAATCTTCATCTACGGCAACATCGGCGACCGCTGGGACGAGAACGGCGTCGTCGCCGCCGACTTCGTGCGCGACCTCGCCGCGCTGGAAGCGGACTCGATCGTCCTACGCATCAATTCCTACGGCGGTTCCGTCCCCGACGGGCTCGCCATCTTCAACGCGCTGCGTCGCCATCCCGCCGCGATCGACGTGCAGGTCGACGGGGTCGCGCTCTCCTGCGCCGGCTACATCGCCATGGCGGGAGACTCGGTGACGATGGCCGAGAACGCCATGCTGATGATCCACGCCCCCTGGGGCCTGGCCATCGGCAACGCGGCCGAGCTGCGCGACATGGCGGACGTGCTCGACAAGTACGCCGCCGCGATGTCCTCGGGCTACGCCGCCAAGTGCGGCAAGGATGCCGGGGAGTGCCTCGCGCTCCTCACCGACGGCAAGGATCACTGGTTTTCCGCGGAAGAGGCGAAGTCCGAAGGCTTCGCCGATGCCGTCGGCCCTGCGGTGGAAGTCGCCGCCGGGCTGGCGCGCAGCTTCGACCTCTCCCGTTTCAAGCAACCGGCGGCGGCCGCCGCCACTTCAAAGGAGCAGACCATGCCCGAGACCACCCAGGCGGCAGCCGCCGCCACGCCCGCGGCCGCTTTCGCCCGCACCAAGGAAATGAACGAAGAGATCCTCGCGCGCTTCAAGCCCTTCGCCGCGCGCGAGGGGGTCGTCGCGCTGCAGACGGAAATCCTCGCCGATCCCGCCATCACGGTGGAAGCCGCCGGCGCCCGCCTGCTCGACCTGCTCGGCAAGGATTCCGCGCCCGCCACCCCGGCCGGCGCCGTCTCGCGCGTCGAGACCGTCGCGGACGAGACCGACAAGTTCCGCGCCGCCGCGGTCGACTCCATCATGGCGCGCGCCGCCGCGAAGGACGACAAGGGCCAGCCGGTGCGCGTCACCGCCGCCAACCCCTTCCGCGGCCACAAGCTGGTCGACCTGGCTCGCGCCTGCCTCGCCCGCGCGGGCGTCAAGACCGACGGCATGAGCCAGATGGAGGTGGTCGCCGCCGCCTTCACGCAGTCCACCAGCGACTTCCCCGTCCTGCTGGAAAACACCATGCACAAGACGCTGCAAGGCGCCTATGCGACCGCCGCGCTGACCTGGCGCCGCTTCTGCAACATCGGCTCGGTGTCCGACTTCCGCGCGAGCAACCGCTACCGCGTGGGGAGCCTGTCCAACCTGGACGCGGTGAACGAACTCGGCGAGTTCAAGAACAAGACCATCCCCGACGGGGAGAAGTCCAGCATCACCGCAGCGACCAAGGGCAACATCATCAACCTGTCGCGCCAGGCGGTCATCAACGACGACCTGGGCGCCTTCGTCGGGCTGGCCGCCGCGCTGGGCCGCGCCGCCGCCCGCACCATCGAAGCGGACATCTACGCGCTGCTCGCGCAGAACGCGGGGCTGGGCCCCACCATGAGCGACAGCTACACGCTGTTCCACGCCAACCACGGCAACATCACCACGGGCGCCGCGATCAGCATGGCCGCGCTCGACCTCGACCGCGTCGCGCTCGCCTCGCAGATGGATGTCGGCGGCAACGACTACCTCGACCTGGTGCCCGACGTGCTGCTGGTTCCGATGAGCCTCGGCGGCACCGCGCGCGGCATCGTCGGCGCCGAGTACGACCCCGACACCACCGGCAAGCTGCAGAAGCCGAACATCGTCAAGAACATGGTGCGCGACGTGGTCGACACCCCGCGCCTGTCGGGGACGCGCCGCTACCTGTTCGCCGACGCCGCCGCCGCCCCCGTGCTCGAGGTCGCCTTCCTCGACGGCGCGCAGGAACCCTACCTCGAACTGCAGGACGGCTTCGACGTCGACGGCGCGCGCTACAAGGTGCGCCTCGACTTCGGCACCGCTGCGATCGATTACCGCGGCGCGATCACCAACGCCGGCGCCTAACCACCCGCCACTGACAGGAGATCACGATCATGGCAACCAACTACGTTCAACCCGGCGAAGTCATCGACTGGACCAACGGCACCGGCTCCGCCAAGGACGCCGGCACCGTGGTGGCCGTCGGCCAGATGCTCGGCGTCACCCTGGTCGACATCGCCAACGGCGCCACCGGCTCGGTGCGCATCCGCGGCGTGTTCACCGTGCCCAAGGTGTCCGCGGCGGTCATCGCGGCCGGGGAATCGCTCGTCTGGGACGCTTCCGCGGCCGCCTTCGACGACAACGCCGCCACGCCCGCGACGGGGGACATCAGCGGTCCGCCCGCCGTCGCGGTGGAGGCCGCCGGCAACGGCGTCACCTCCTTCGACGTGCTCTTCACCGGGGTTCCGGGCACGAAGACGCCCTGAGCCTGACTGAGCACGGACGATGCTGGACGCCGCCTCCTTCTTCGCGAAGTTCAAGGGCCGCGGGCTGCTCTACGAAACCACGTGGGCACCCGCGGGCGGCGGCGCCGGCGGCAGCTTCGAGGCGCGCCTCATGCGCGGCGGGCCGGCCAACATTCCGACGATCGGCGCCGAGGAGAAAGCGATCCAGTTCATCACCTCCGAAGGCGGCGCGATCGCCCAGGGCGACAGCGTGACGCTGGGAGGGAAGACCTACAAGCTGCGCGACCGCGACATCGACAACTGCAGCGCCGACGGCACGCTCACCGCGTACCGCATCCGGGAGGCATGACATGAGCACCGTGCGCCTGCAGATCGTCGACGCCGCCGCGAGCGCCATCGCCACCGCCACCGCGCTCACCGTGCACCGCAACCTCGATTACGCGATCGCGGACGGAAGCCTGCCCGCCGTCGCAGTGACTTCCGTCGAGGATGCGCCGCAGGAAGACAGCGGCATGAACGCGCTGCGTCAGAGCGGGCTGATCGAAGTCGCGCTGCTGGTCTCCGGCAGCGCGACCCCGGAAGCCGACGCAGATCCCTACGAGGCGGACGTGCACGCGGCGCTTTACGCATCCCACCAGTTCGGCGGCCACGCCGCGTTCTTCCAGCGCGTCGCCGCCTCCTGGCAGTTCGACCTGGGCGACAGCGCCGCGCGCTTGCTGCGCTACAGCTTCACCTACCAGACCGCGCTCGCCGACCTGGAGTCGGCGCCGTGACGCGGACACAAACCCAGCCGGGCCTGATGCGGTGGCAGGACGGCGAGCCCAACGCCCACCGCATGACTTGAAAAGGAGCAACAGACCATGGCCACACCCAGCATCCTCCAGGGCGCGCGCATCTACATCGAGAGCGCGCGCGGCTCCGCGCAGGCGCTCTCCGGCATCACCAAGGCCGACCCGCCCGTGCTCACCTACGCCGGTGCCGACCCCGCCAACAACAACTACATGATCCTGCGCGACATGATCGGCATGACGCAGTTCAACGACGCGGTCGTCAAGGTCGCCAACGTCAACGCCGGCGGCAACACCTTCGAAGCGAAGGACCAGGATTCGACCAACTTCGGCACCTTCGTCTCCGGCGACATGTACCCCGTCACCTTCGGCTCCGAGCTGACCGTCGCGATGGGCGCTTCCTTCACCGGCGGCGACCCGCAGTACACCAACTACATGCTGCTGTGGGACGACATGGAGCGCAGGAAGTTCACCCACACCAGCGCAGCGGGCATCGACCTGCCCGTGATGTGGGACCCGACCGACGCGAACTACCTGTATCTCTACAACCTCGCGCGCACCGACTCCACGCTCGCCGTGAAGATCGTGCTCAAGAGCGGCGTGGAAATCCTCAGCTTCGGCAACTTCGGCGGCTCCGGCCAGCCGACCGCGAGCGACGCACGCACCATCATGCAGGCCACCTTCTCGATCAACCCGTCGACGAAGCCCTGGTACGTGCTGCCGTAACCGGCCAGCCGGCGGCGAGCGATGGCAAAACCCCGTCGCGCCGCGCCCCGCCTCGCGCGGCTGCCGCCGGCACCTTCAAGAGGCGACACAATGAAAGAGGCGACCACCATGTTCAAGATTCAAGCGAATCCGACCTTCTGGGCCAAGGTGCCCGTCACCGTGCCCGGACAGTCGGAGCCTTCCATCGTCGAGATGGAATACAAGCATCTCACCGAGGACGAGCTTGCCGCGCTCGACGAGCAGCACAAGGAGAAGCCGCTCGACGAGCGGATGCGCCAGCGCGCATTTTCAATCGTCTGCGGCTGGCGCGAGGTCGACGGTGAATTCTCCACCGAAAACCTGTCCCGGCTCATGAAGAACTACCCGCGCGCCGCGCTGGACATCTTCGAGACCTACAACCGTGAGCGCTACGAGGCCCGCAGAAAAAACTGATCGAGGCGGCCCGGCGCCTCTACTCCGGCGAGGACGCGCAGTCGGAAGCGGACTTCATCGAGCAGGGGATGCCGCGCAAGGTCGCCGCCTTCATGGCGGCGCACCCGCCGCCGCCGGTCGAACTGTGGAAATGCAACCAGCGCACGCTGGAACTGTTCGAGGCGCTCGGTGGCCAGTGGCGCACAGGCCCGAACGGTCCGACCGGACTGGACAACGCAGCCATCCGGCCGACCGCGGAACTGCTCGACATCGCGCTGACGCGCGAGATGTTCCAGGATATCCGCGCCATGGCGCACGCCGTGCTGATGGATCTGCGCAAGGGACAGTGAAGCGATGGGCCTGAGCATCGATCCGGTCGAAGTCAAATTCCTCGCGGACCTCGCCGCGCTCAAGCGCGACATGGAGCAGGTGAAGTCCATCGTCGGCAACGGCGCGGCGCAGATGGAGCGGCAGATGGCGGGCGTCAGCGCCGGGTTCGGCGCCGGCTTGGAGCGCCAGGCGCGCATGGTGCAGGGCGCGCTCGGCGCCATCGGCGTCTCGCTCACCGCCGCCGGCTTCGGCACGTGGATCAAGGGCGCCATCGACGCAGCGGACCGTCTGAACGACCTGTCGAAGTCGACCGACCTGGCCGCGTCGAAACTCGCCGGCCTGCAGCTCGCCGCCAGGCAGTCCGGCGGCGAGCTGGGCGGCATCGCCGACTCGATCAACAAGCTGTCGATGAACATCGGCAAGGACGCGGAGAAGTTCGCCAGGATCGGCATCACCGCGAAGGAGCCGATCGAAGCGTTCAAGCAGCTCGCCGACATCTATGCCTCGCTGGAAGATCCGCAACTGCGCGCCGCGGTCGCAGCGGAAGCGCTGGGGCGCGGCTGGCAGGCATCCGCGCCGCTGTTCAAGGAAGGCGGCGCCGCGATCCAGTCCATGATCGACAAGGGCGAGCGCCTGTCCGGCATGACGCAGGGACTGGTCGACGCGTCCGACGAATTCAACGACCGCATGGCCGAGTTCCAGACCGCGCTGTCGGGAACCGCGAATGCGCTTGCCGCGGACATGTTGCCGCTGCTGACGGAGTTTGTCGAAAGCCTGACGGACACCGCGGACGCCGCCAACCAGTCGACCGCATCTTTCAATCCGCTCACCGAAGCGCTGCGCGCGCTGATCGTGCTCGGCGGCAATGTCGGGTTCGTCTTCCGCGACATCGGCACCGAGCTGGGCGGCCTGGCCGCGCAAGCCGCGGCGGTTGCGCGCGGCGACCTTGCCGGCGCCGCCGCCATCGGAGACATGATGAAGGCGGACGCCGAGAAGGCCCGCGCCGCCTTCGACGAGTGGGAAAGGAAGATGATGGCGGCCGGCACCGGAGCCGTCAGGAACGTCAGGAAGGCCATCGCGGACGAGGCCGCGCGGCTCGAAAAGGAATTCTACGGCGCCGCCGCCGGCGCGGACACCGCAGCCCTGCGCCGCTTCGTATCCGGCGACGAGGCCGCGAAAAAAGCGGCACAGGAAACCGAGCGCCTGGCCCAGGCCGAATTCGCCGCCCGTCAAAAAATCATGCAGCAGGCGCTCGAGCACGAGCGCGCGCTGATCGACCAGGCGCACGCCAAGGGCCTGCTTTCCGAAAAGGAATACCAGGAAGAACTCTACAAGGCGCAGATCGCTGGCATCGCCAGGCGCGCCGCCGCGGTTCAGCGGCAGTACGACGCCGAGACAGATCCGGCCAAGCGCGTCGAATTGCAGTCGCGCCTCGCGGACCTCAACGCAGAAGCCGCGAAGGCCGCGGATGCGTTCGCGCTCGCCACCATCAAGCTCGACGCCGCGTCGAAGTCCTATCTCGACACGCTGAAGAAGGAGAACGAGAGCCTCGACGAACGCATCAAGAAGGCCAAGGCGGAACTCGCAGCGATCGGACTGTCCTCTGAGGAGAAGGACCGGCTCGCCGCGTCCGCGGACCTCGCCGCCGCCGCGCAGCGCGAGGAAGCCGCCGCCGCCTACGAGGCGGGACGCGCCTATGCGGAGCTGACCGGAAACGCCGACGCCGCCGCGTACTACGCTAATCTGCGCGACCTTGCCCTGGAGCAGGCCGCCGCGCTGCGCGAGATCGGCGACCTCGAGTCGCAGCAGGGCGCGCGCCGCGCTGCGGTCAAGGCCGCCGAGGACTCCGCCAAGGCCTGGGAGAACTTCTCCCGCGACATCGAGCAATCCCTCACCGACGCCCTGATGCGCGGCTTCGAGTCGGGCGAGGGCTTCGGCGAGAACTTCGTCAAGACCTTGCAGAACACGCTCAAGACCGCCGCGCTGAAA